ATAGTTTGTCTGTATCTCTTACTATTGATACAAAAAAAAGATATAATAGAAAATTGGAATTCTAATTTCCTATCTGTTAATACAAATACTGAATTCTTTAGTTATTTCTTTGATGAAGATTAACTAAAAAATCTTCCAAACAATCTATAGAAAAACCCTTTTTCCTCATTACTATTATTATTTTCACTTTTAACAATATCGAAAATTTCAACAATTTGTTTATCTTTGTTCCAATGATAAAGTTTTCCATAATGAGATGTCAAATAATTACAATAAATAATCATTCCCATATCTTTATTTTTACTTTGAGGAGAAAAATCATGATCAATTTTTTCAGTTTCCTCATTCCAACAATGAGGAGAACCTGCACATGTACTTGTTAGATAATGACAAAAAGCATGTTGTTCAGAATGTTTATTCGGATATTCGGGTATCTCGGATGATGACATTTAATAATCTTTTATATGATATATTTTTTAAGTATCCAAAAAAAATATATCAATAAATATATAATGCACTTAAACCATCATTTGATTAATACCCTTGTCATTTTAGCTCTCCTCGCTTATTTAGTTTACTTGTTGTTTTTCGTCAACAGAAGCAGTGAGGTCAAAAACTTAGTAACTGACGTTGTTAACAACAGATTCGGAAGATTGGTTATCATCTTAGCAATTGTTTTCTTAACAGTTGATAACAAATTGAAGATTGGTGGACCAAAGGTAGGTATCTTGCTTCTTGTTGTCTATTTGTTGACTTTATCTCAGATGAACGGGGGATTAAATGAAGCTTTCTCTGATGCCTGTAAAATCATACCAAACCCAGATAATGCATATAACCCAAATCCATATAGACCGACTGATTCAGCTTTAGCTTCTGGTGTTCCAGATCCAATTCCACAGGAAAAAGATGGAGCTCCATCTGGACCATGTGCTATGTCTGGTGTCTCCAACCAAATGGGAATGAGATAAGAATATAAGTCAAACTTTCTATATTTTTTTATGTAAATAATATTATATATGTTGTACAATATTATTATAATTTTATTGATAATTGGTGTTGTATTTTTGATGACAAAGAGTGATAAACTCGGAAAAAAATATAATAAACATTCTGGAAAACTTATTTTCTTCTTATTGGTTTTATACATGTTAGTCAATAAAATATATCACGGAGTTGCTGTTTTAGCTGTTATATTTGTTTTGTATTACCATAAAGAGATAAGAAAGAAATTAAATATACAAAAGATCGACATGAAATTCCTAAAAGATAATGTCGAGCGATTTGTTAATCCTGACTCCATTGAGAGTGAAAAACCTGAAGAAGAGAAAAAAGAAGAAGAAGGTGGAGATATTTTCAATGAAATCGACAAATTGGAAGAAGTTGCAGCAAATAGTGACAAAATCGCAACTGAACCTTTCAAAGATATGGTTTCAGATTTGAGAAAATCTTTTGATGCAATTTATAACAAACTAGGGGAACAGAAATAAAAATCTATTATCAAGTATGATGGATGCTATACTTAATATATTGAACACAAGTCCGTTTATTGGTGGTATTGCAATGTTTATTATGAATATTGGTGGTAAATATATAGTTCATGAAATTCCAGAAACAACTGATTACCTATTTACAAAGTATAAATTTTTCAGATATTTAGTCATTTTTTCAATTGCCTTTATATCAACAAGAAATATTAAAATATCAATACTATTAACACTTCTTTTCATCCTTGTTTTCAAATTCTTAATCGAAACAAACAGTAAATTTTGTGTCATAAACAAAAATAAAATTCCAAAACAAGAACTTAATCAGATGCCACAGGTAATAGATTCAAATATGATAGAGTACCATAGAGCAATAGAAGTTATTAAAAAATATCATAAAAGATGACAAATGTAATTTTCTCTTGTAAAAAAAATTTTCCGAAACTTGCGTACATATCCATTTAGAAACATCTCTACATCTTATAAGATATGAGTGGGTTACAGTTTGGCAATAGCACTAATTTCAGAAATGAGAGTGTCCCAACCAGTACAAATGACGATAATGTAGTTATCTTAGAGAATAAAAGTAATTCAGTTTCTCCGAACAAAAATAAAATAGGATTCAACTCCAGACCCCAGTTTAATGTAAATACATCTAGTGAAGGAAGAAGAGTAAAAATTAAACCAACTTTAGGATCTCTCGATTTCCAATCCATGGCTAACCCTAGAAGAAACCACGACAAAAGCGATGACGAACCAGAGAGTGACGAAGAAGATATTGATTTGAGTGATGATAATGATAATGATGATGATGGTGATGATAGTATGAACATCAACATGCCTGATTTCTCAAATACTAATATGGATCAAAACTTGAGTGATAATCATTCTATGAATGATGATCAATCTAGTGGTGAAGAAGTTTCATCTGATGAAGAAGAAGGTCCTAATGGAGAATATGATTATAGTCAACAAGAGTTCCACGATGATAACAATGTCCCACAAGAAGAAGAATACAACGAACCTGCTCCAAAAAAAACAGATAACTTTCCCGATACAGCTCCAAAAGATTACCGTGAGCGTACTCGTTTGAAACAAGAACTCATGTATAAGTTAATTAGATTAGAGAAATCAGGTTATCAATTATCGAGGAGATTAACTATGGCTTCAAGTTATGATGATCTTCTTTTTGAGTTCAGACGTTTAAACAAGCAAAGAGCTGTTGAGTCAAGTATTAAATTTTACAGAAAGATCCTTATGTTGGTAGTCAGTGGTACTGAGAAGGCTAATAATAGATGGGATCCGCTCAATATTAAATTGGATGGATGGTCGGAGAATACTATGGAGAATATTCACGATTATGATGAAGTTTTCGAGGAACTTCATGAGAAGTATAGTGGATCAGTTCAGATGCCACCAGAGTTGAAATTGATGCTTATGGTTGTTGGAAGTGGTTTCATGTTCCACTTGACCAACTCTTTATTCAAGACGGTTGATCCAGACATCAGAGATCTCATCAGAAACAATCCAGACATTGCCGCAAGTATTTCCAAGCAAGCAATGAACAAGATGAATGAGAAGATGGGTGTTGGTGATGACGATCCACTCATTGGTGCTGTTAGATCCGCTGTTAATATGACTAATAATAAGAGAAGTGGAGGAGGCAACAGAACATTCGATGTGCCAAGACCAAGAAGAAATATGGATGTTGAAAGACCAAGAAGTTCCAATAGTGATATGGAAGAGGTTGACAATATCTTGAACAGCTTGGAGAATAACGAACCTGTTCAATCATCTAATATAAGAAGTGGCGTGAGACTTAACATTTAATTATCTAAATAATTCTTTATTGTAAAATTCTAACTCATTTTTGATATTATTACTTTGTGTAATAGCACGACCAACAATATAAAAATCAATTCCATCGGTTTTACCCGTATATTGTTGATCTTTACCATCTCCTCCGTCGACTTTTCTAAGGTTTACACCTGGTTTGAAATACAATCCACCGTGATATCCTAGATTCTGTTGACTGATGAAACCAATAATGTTATCATGTTGAAATCCAGCGGTAACACAAGCTTCTGTGTATTCATCATTAATCAAATTTCCCTTATTGGACATTTGGGCAACAACCAGAACTGGAAGACTACATTTCTTGGCAAATTCAAAACCAGCGACTCCGTGACAAATACAAATATCCGCACATATTTCCATGTCTGTGGCTTCAAACTGTTTTTCATTTGTAGTACAGATATCAGCGTATTTTCTGTCATCAATTACGACAAAATCTTTTCCTGTTTTTCTCTTAATATTCATAAAGAAATTTGACAAATCAGCAATCTCCGAACTTTGATAAAAATCAAAATGAAGTTTAATTCCAACAAAATAATCAATATAATTTACGACAAATTCTTTTACTTCTTCGGCAGTTTCGAAATCCAATGAGACAATAAGATTGGATTTTCTCTCTTTAACTAATCTATTCAAAACTTGGAATATATTTTTGAATTCGTCATTTACTTTCCTACATAACATATCATGCTTCAATGTATCCAATTTATCACTCAAACACATTGGATGAGTTTCTAAATAATTGTACTTAATTTCACTATCAAACTTCGGAATACCTCTTTGAAAAATAGCAAAAACATACTCAGCCGTCAAATCACATTCTACCAACTGAGCTACAGTTTCATTAATCGATTTTCCTGTCGTCACAACATCCTCAATCAAAATAACTTTTCGTCCTCTACTTTCACCTTCAACCAACTGCTTAGTTCCATACTTTTTCTGCTCTAAACGCATCAATAAAAGCGGGATCTCCAATCGCGAGGCTACAACACTGGCAAAAGGAATTCCTGAATATGGAACTCCTATGATTGCGTAATCAGTTTTGTAATTTGGGATTCTTTTTACATTTGTTACTAACATATCAATAATTTTGTTGAACAAATGTGGAATAGAGATTGTTTTTTTAATGTTTACATAATAATCCGATTTTACACCAGATTTCAAAGTGAAATCTCCATAAACAATTACATTATTATCTACTAAGTCTTGAAACATATATACAATATAAGATTACCAACTCTTTATAACTTTTTCATCTTCAACTTCTTTAACCTCTTCAACCTCTTCATTTTCAACCTCATTAACTTCTTCAACTTCTTTAACCTCTTCAACCTCTTCATTTTCAACCTCATTAACTTCTTCAACTTCTTTAACTTTTTTGATTTCTTCAATTTCTTTGACTTTCTTTTTTCTAGTTGTTCTTGTTTTTCTTTTTCTTTTTGGTTTATATTTTTTGTTGTGTTCTCTTTCTAAGAAGAAAAGCCCTTGTAAATATGAATCTGCTAAGTCATCTTTCTTTTTATTTTCATTAAAGAATTCTAAGTATTCATCTTCTCCGTATTTTGCTAAGAAATATTTGGTATGTTCTTTCGCCAAAAACTTTCTTTGTGAGTATTTCGATTTCTGTTTACAAACTATCTCTGGACCATCATAAACTTTTAATTTATTAGTTGCTGACATACATTCTACATTCTCAATTGTTGATTTTGTTCCAAGTAATTTCTCACCATTCTGCTTATAAAAAACAAAATGAGAAAACAACATAATCTGAACGGATTTCATAGTTGGATTTTTTAACGAAGGTTGGTTTTCAATTAAAACATCACTAACATTTACTAATTCTGGAATAGAATTCAAAATAGTTGGCATTCTTTCATAAACACCCATTTTATTTTTCTTAATTTCACCAGATTCTTTGTCACAAATTGGTAATATTCCCCATTTCAAAATTTTCACACTATACTTCGGTCTTACTTCACTTTGTGGATCATCCTCTTCTAATA